GGGTAACCACCATCCCTCTGATTGAACGCTGCGTAGATGCCCTCATACGTTTCCTTGAACTTCTCGTTCTGTAGGAGGTGAGAGAAATCTTCCTGACTCTTCTTCACGTCCGCAGCATACTGTTGCTGGAGAAGGGACGCTTCGTGAATCTCCTGGGAGGCTGTCTCCTTAACCTGTTTGCCACCGGCCGCGATCCACTCCTTAATAACCTTGACCGGGTCGGCATTGAGCGCCTTCAGTTCATCCTCAACCGTCGGATCTGGCACCTCCGTAGCAGGGGCAACCGCCGGGGTCGGCCGCTGAACCTCTGCAATGATACCCTGCAGCGTACGATTCTCCGCACTCAGCTCCGCCTGCTTCGTGGTCATGTCCGCAACCTGGGCCTGAAGTGCTTCCAGGGAGGTGGTACTAGGTGGGGTAGCCTCAACCGCTTCCCCTCCGTCAACCACTTCCTCACTGAAAGAATCTTCTACCTCGTCGACTGCCGCACTTGCTGTCTGTTCTGCCATTGCGCTCTCCTATTTTCCCACCTTGGGATCATTGTCCTCACACACCTTATCAGGTAGCTTCCGAAAGATCGCGATCATGTCCAACTGACCCTCATCGTAACGGTACTCCTCCAAGGTGTTGTGTCGATTTGACTTAACCTGAGACTCCATTTCATTCAACGCCTTGTCGATGCGACGCCATTCCTCGGTCTCAGTTAAGCGGCCCGCTAGAAGTTTGCCCATCTACCTGTGCCACCCCCTCTTCTGCTGTACCTGCGCCAGCCTGTCCGGTCTTACGTGGTTGCGTACCGCCTAGACCTAGTTGCTCGAGTTGTGCAATCATGTCGCCCGCCTGCTGCGCCGCTTGTGCTGTCTCCTGGGCTATACGATTACGCAATTCCACTGTCTCCTGGATATGTTCCGCAAGAAGTGCCTGCGATGCTGGGGAAGGGAACATACTTGTGAAACCAGGATCGTTCTGAAGCTCCATGTGCTCTTTGAGGTGCTCGTTGAAGTTCTCCCCTGCGTTCGGGGTGACCCTCAGCTCGCGACGCATCATGTCGTGCTCAACCTCTGGGGCTGGGCTGTTTTCAGCGAGGTCAGGTTTATGCAACGGGACGTCTTTGTACCCATGTGCCCTAATAACCTTCTCGACCGCTGCGTAGACCGTGTCAGGTCTGACAATCCTCATCTGCATGAGGACATCAGAGAGGAGCATCTGCATCATTGTAATGGAGATCTCCCGCTCAATCTGGTTGAACACCTGCTGACTCGTCCCAGTAAGCAGAAGCTTCATCTTACCGTGATCTCGGTCGAGTTTAAACTCCCTTACGATTTGCTCTCCGTCGAGATTCGTAATCGAGAAGACTCTTCCCTCATGCATATGCTGCTGATAGAGGCCGAATATACGTGTGAGAAGGTCACGAAACTGCCGAAGCATCCCGCGTACGATATATTCGGTCCGTAAATCCACAGCGGCAACTGTCCCGAGGAACTCAGATGCGCTTTGTCGCTTACTAACGCTGGATCCAAGACTACCCTCAGAGAGTCCATCGAGCTCCCCCGCGCTCTGCTTCACCGCTTGTTCTGCTTGGACACTCCACATCCCAGGAGAAGGGACGTTTGCGAACGCAATCTTACCATCACGCGTCGGGAAACCCGCGCCAGGACGGAGGGTCGTAGGTGCCTGATGTCCCGAAGCAGGTTGATACGAGAATGGGGGTGCGACCGCGAGGAGACCCGCGTCGAGAGATTGGTTATGAATCCCGTCATGCTCCTCTTGCACATTCTGTAGAAGCTCGCACTGACCGATGGAATAGAAACGATTCGGCTGCCGTATAAACTCGAATTTGATCGGGGATCGTCGACCATCCTTATTCAACTCCTCAAGGCGTTCAATCTTCAACAACACCCTAGCGCCTGCGGCAACCATGACCATGACAGGAGTACTGACCTTCCCCTTGATCCAGTTACCTTCCCACCGATACACCTCAACCCACTTCCGATGCGGTTCACTGCTCCCGACCGAATCCCGCTCGTCCGCCCCCTCCTCCTTGTCGAGCTGGTCCGTGATCGGTTGGTCAATTAGTTCCCTCTGATTGACCGTCGCCGTCGCTTCAATATCCTTATACTGCTCCTCTGTAACAGTAATCTTCTTACTCGCCATCCACGCCCGGAATTGGTCAAGAGAGACCAGCATACGCATACCGAAGAACGGTATCTTCTCAACATCCGGGTGGGAGTTCATGACGATGATGTCTTCGATATTCGGTACCTGAACCTTTACGCCATCGAAGACCGTTTCTTCCCGTTCCATCTCAGCAACGAGGTACTCCTCGTCTTGCAGAGCGAAACGTATCTTTGCCCGATTGTCATCTTTAGCGAACTTGACCGCAAACACACCCGGCTCGCTGTCACTCTCCTCGGGCTGCTCCGCAAGTTTCTCCCCTTGTAGGAGGACGTTGAGAATCGCCTGTATCTGAACACCCACATCCTGCGCGGGGTCGAATACAAACTCCTGCTTACTCCTCAACCTGCGTCTCTCCCGCTCGTACATAGGGATCGGGAGGGAGATACCATCAACCAACGTATAATGCAGGATATCCGCAAAGACTTCCTCAATCCCAACCACCTCAATCAGTTCCCAGTTAAACCAATCCGTAACCGCCTCGGCCATATCTGGGTCAATCGACTCATCCATCGCCACAAACTTAGCAGGACGCCCATCCCCCATAATCGCCTTGAGTATCCTCGCCTTCATCTGCTCGACGTGGGAGGTGGTAAGGGGCGTCTTAATATTGGCGCTGTCCGGACCAAAAACCCCCTCCCTATCCGGCTCGGGTATCCCACGCCAATTCCTCAAAAACCGTGTATGGTTATCGAGGAACCTCGCATGACTTGCCCTGGCATCGTAGAAGTCACTGAGGACAGTCGTAACCAACCTATCCTTATCCTCAGCAGAAAGGTTTACACCCTTCCCTAACTTCCGCTTCTGTAGCGCAGCTAATCTATCAGAGTCAATGAATGGCACGTCTAACCCCTATTCCCCTGAAGCTACTAGGGAGGTATGTCGTCGCACTAAACCTATGCATGAGTCCATCGAAGGACACCTGCGCCGCACACAAATACCTTACACAATCCGGGAAATCCTTATTCTTCTGCTTGGGTTTCTCCTTACTGTCCTTCTCCATCTTACTGCCCTTCGCCCAATCCTCCCAACTGTATCTCATGAACTGGAAGATTGGTCCCCCTCTCCCCCTACACTTCTCGCTGAATTGGAGTTTCGGACGACCACACTCACCAATAGTGAGATAATTACGGACAGCAGTATGACCGAAATCAAGATTATCGATTCCCAATTGGACGCTGTACCCAGCTTCCCCCCAAGTATCCTCCCAGCTTTCCCCGCCGAGTTGTTTAGCTGCTCCACGGTTGGGGTCCATGATGGTAACGACTGGGCGAGAAGGATGATTTTGTTCAACAAGTCTCAACTCCTGGAATATCTGCTCCGTTGGACCCGGGGTGGGTAAGGCCCAATCAAACAACAGCAATTCGTCATGCGGGTTGATCTGTGCGTAGAGGACGTAGCATGGCCTACGCTCATGCGGGTCGACGATCTGGATGACTGGCCAAGACGGGTCCAGCTTCCGCTCAACGACTACATAAGGGTGGGCGTCGTGGAAGAACTTATAGATGGCGCCGACCAGGGACATCGGGCGGCCCGTTTCTCTAACCTCTCGCTCATCGTCTGTGAGAGACTTTAGAAACGCGTCCCGTCCTGCTGTCGGAATCCACTGATTGTCATAGATACTCCCCTCGAACCCCTTCGCATAATCCTCTTCCTGCTCATCCCACAACCACGCCTCTTTGAGGAGGGTTCCCGTCATAAAGATCTGACCGCCATATGCCACAATTCCACGAAACACAGCAGTATAAATATCACGAGGAGGAGGCTCGTCCAACCATACATAATCCCAATCCTTACCTTCCGCTTTTTCACTTCCTTGGTCATAAGTGCGTAGATATACGATGCTACCATTCTTACACTGTAGCTCCGTAACGTGCCCCTGCTGGTTCCTGACGATCTTCGTGAAGAACCCGGTCGGTGCCCATGTGAAGATGTGTGGGAGGGTGACTTCGTTATGTGAGGAAAAGTCCTCCGCAAATACGGCAGCCCGACAGGGCAACGGCCACGTAAGATCACGATCTTCTGTCCCCCACATAGAGCGACCCAGCAGTCGCTCTAAGAGCCTGACGGCTCCAACAGTCGTCTTACCACTCTTATTCCCTGCGAGGAATAGGCGGACAAAGATGTCTTCTGCCTGGCAAGTAATTGAGTTATACTGCCCACCCGGATTCGGCTGGAAGAACCGAATTGGTTCCTTCTCCACCAAGTGCTCAAGTTCTTTCCGCTTCTCGACCAGCCGCATGAGCTGCGGGCGGTCCATCTCCTTGGCTTCCTCTTTAGACGGTAGGAGCCGGCGCACCGTCCGATCTACGAAGCCAGGAGGTAACTTAGATGGGAATGAGATTGTAGCAGCCATTACTTCTTCTTCGGGGACGGTTGAAAAACGGCGCCCCACTCAGACTGCTCTTTTTGTAGCAACTCAACAGACTCTTC